ATGTACTATATTTCTTTCTTTTTCTCTCTTTTTCTTCTCTTTTTCTTTTTCTATATATATAAGGGAATAGTGAAAATAAATGAATTAAGTCGGGAAATCCTCTGTAAGTGGCGGTGAGTAAGGCTAAACATAATTTGACTTAGTTGAAAATTAAGTAAAAGTATATAAATTAAATGCTAAGTGGTTGATTTGATTGGATTGTGGTGCAAATTAAATAAGATGTTTGACGTTTGGTGCTCGCGGGTGTTATCTTAAGATTATGAAATTAAGAATAATTAACTTAGGAATAAAATCACATGGAAACGCAGGAATATATTAAAATCGGAACACAAGTAAAATATTTACGACACGATGGGGAGCTTAAAGTTTATCAGGAGAAGGGAATTGTGCGCGCACTATTTATTGATCCTGATGGTCGTTTGATGGCTCAAGTTAAAAATGGAGATAATGCGTATAATGTTCATTATTCTACTCTGGATTATAAACAGCCAATGATTAAGGTATATAAAGATTTGTTGCAAGATATCCGCTCGACTTCTGGTGAGGGTGATAAGCTGGTGCAGGAGATTGTAGATAAGTACAATGAGGAAGTGCAGAATATGACTTCTTCCTTGCTTGGTAAGCCCTTAGATATAGAGGCGGCTGCATAATGGCGAAGTTCACAACTCAAAAGAAAAGGTTTTGTGATAATATTTTGTCTGGCTTAAATGGTGAGCAATCCGCTACTAGGGCGGGTTTCTCTAAAAATACGGCAGATGTCAAAGCCTCGCAGTTACTTAAAGAGCCGGAAGTTATTAAATATATTGAGGATGGTGAATTTGAAGCGTTGCAAAAGGCAGAGATAACCGCCGAATGGATACTCACTAAAACAAAGCAAATAGCCCTAAAAGCTGAGAAAGATGGTGATTGGAAGGGCGCTCTCAAAGGTATTGAGATGCTCGGCAAGAATAAAAAGCTTTGGACAGATGTGCAAGAGCATAAATTCGATGTCACCCAAATGGGGCGCGTTATGGTTTCAGATGGTGAGCATACAGTAGCGCTTGATTTTAATGTAGGGCAAGAACCTAATGCGATAGACAAGAAGAAGTAGTTTTCCTTCTTATTGACAGTTCGGGCGCTTCCGCGTATCATTTCTTCATAAATAGGAGATATCTATCATGAAGAATAAAACCACAATCACAGCTACAGGACAAACGGACACCATCACTCTTGGCAGATCAGACCGCTTGACCTTTGCTTCCGTTGGTGATGCAACCGATTACACATTGACAGCACAAGTTAGATTAACAGAGAATGGGAACTGGTTTCCTGCTCAGGTTATGGCGGATAATACGCTTTATTCCACAATATCAGGTGTGGCAGAATTGCGCTTTGACTGTACCGGACTAGGCGCGGCAACTACAATTGATATTGAAGTGAGTGGAGCAGAGGTATAATGTCATTTACAAGCGGATATGTAACTGGTCTAGTAGGTAGTTTTTCAACCAGCTTCATTGGTGGTGCTGGCGATGAGTTCTCACCCATTGACGTTGGCACAATTGCATTCTGGTCAAAGCACGATGAAACGGATACGATCACAGATAGTGCTAATGCTATTAGTCAAATTGACGATCAGAGTGGTAACACTAATAACATAACCCAAGGTACATCTTCTAATAAATCCACAACGAATGTCACCACCACCAACGGAATGAATACAACTGATTGGGATGGCAATGACTATATGACTTTCGATACGCCGATTGATCATACAAACGGTTACACAGTTTTCTTTGCTATTGATAATCTTGCAGATAATGGGGTGCAAAAAGGATTGGTAACTGGTGATACTGGATCACTACTATACCGCATTGACAATGAAGAGCGTCCAGATGTTGTGCGTACTGGTCAGGCGGTGTTGGTTAGTGGCTCTACTACAGTATCCTCTGCACCTAATGTCGTATCTATGAAAGCCTCTGCTGCTGGTAATGCCTCATATATTAACGGGGTTAGTGATGGAAGTAATGCAACAAACGCAGCACTTACACAACCGTTAACGACAATTGGTGGGGTCTTTGGGAATTTCTATACTGGCTCCATTGGTGAGATAATTATTTACACAGGCGTTCTAACGGACGCGGAACACGAACAAGTTGGAAACTATCTCGCTAATAAGTGGACAACCTTACCAAGCGTCACTTATGAAGGTGACACCCTCACCTATGAAGGTGATATCGTTACCTACGCTAACTAACAAGGAATTAATACTATGACAGACTATAAAACTACTTTAATGAATAAAGATATTGACTTTGACGATCACGCCGCGTTTTCTGGGTCGCTTGAGGATATAGCAAAATGTGGTATCCATCGGATAACGCATACTCCAGCGAGTGCCAGTGAAGCAATCTTTACAGGTACAATGAGAATGGCGGAATTAAATTTAGACTCCCCTATGCAAGGCTCAGGTCACGGCATCGCTGGTTTCGATTATCTATTGATAACAGGCACAGCAGATAGTGTACAACAGTTCGTGCATGAAGCTAAGTTAAAGATGTCGAACACTGGAACCACTGGGAGCGTATCATTTTACAAACCCGCCATTGATAGTATTGATGGAACAATAGTTAATCTGAAAATGATTGACTGCGAACTCGATTTGTCGGGGATTAGTGGTGCTATTACGAATAAATATTCAGTATATTCGCCTGACACAGATAAAATAATGCTTCAAAAAGGTGGTTTGCTAACCCACGCAGGCGTCCTTGTTGATAACTACATCTTGACAGATAACGACAGTGGAAACACTTTCCTCATGTTCGCTGGTGCTGCCAAGACAATAACAATACCTTCTACGCTATCAGCAGGTTTCAAATGCACTATTATTCAAGGTGATGCGAACCAGATTACATTTGCTGCCAGCGGCGGTAACACTGTATTTAATAAAGACGCTTATACCAAGAGTGAGAAGATGCATGCAGTATGTCATATTAATATTGTGACTAGCGGCGGAGGTGGCGCGGGATACTTGTCAGGAGACACAGGTGTGTAGAACATAATCAAGTCGGTAACTACTTAGCTAAAAAATAGGGAACTTAATCAATGGGCATTACAATCAGAATAGAAGAAGACGAAACACCTCAAGCGCAGGTTAGATCAGGTCACAACATTCATGATGTGCGTGACTACGGTGCAAAAGGTGATTTCTTTGGTAATCATGACGGTATTTACACAGGGATAACCAAGACCTTACATAGCCCTACTTACGAATTTACTACCGAGGACATAGGTAAAGACTTGATGGTTAACGGTTTTGGAACAATAGTTGTTGATGTACTCAATGGCAATGCTATTTGTGATCTTGATAAGCCAGATTATGACGGCAAGCTTTGGTATGTTGGCACAGATGATACAGCCGCAATCCAAGCAGCTATCGACGCAGCACATGCCGATCAACCATATGAAGCCGGAATGACTGGTGGCGGTGATCAGGCTGTTCCTATGGGGGGTACTGTTGTTCTTAATGGTAATTATCTTGTGTCTAATTCATATGATAATTGGAATAGCGGTAATGGTAAGACATCTGCTCTTATTATGCGTAAACGTGTTGCCTTACTAGGGACATTATATGCCGATGCTTACGCCTCATCTCTTAACTTAGCTGTTATGTCCTTTGGTGATATTATAGGTAATATAGCAGGTCAAAAGGATGACTTTATGCGTATAGGTAATATGAGCATTGTCGGCTACGGTGCTTTCTCATGGGGGGCAAGACATGGTATTAATCTTGATGTTAGTTCTGGGTGGTATCCTAGAATTGATACCTTTAGCCGTGTTCATGATATATTTATGAAGCGAATTAAACATACAGGCGTTCGATATAAAGGGCGCGGTGAGGCAGAGTTTCATAACATTGTTGTTAGTAACGCTGGGGGTCATGGCTTCCATATGGAAGATAGCTTCGATCTCAAATTAACTAATCTAACCGGTGCTGGTACAGGATTAAATGGTATTCGCTTTACTTCCACAGGAGACACAAGCTTAAGTGGTAGCAAGTTCTTTTACAATGGCTCTGCTGGTGGCGATAGCGCAATGGACAGCGCAGGTATTGCTATTGTTGGCAATCAACATAGAGATGGTGGTGTTCAAATCACTAACTCACGCACACAAGAAACCCGTGGTAGTGGTTTGTTTGTTAATATCGGTGGCAATCAGTTTTCTAATGTTCGCTTGGGTGATGCTGGACGTACTGCGGTGGGAACACAAGATGATCTGCCTAGCGTTATAGCTGGGGTGCATCTCGAAAGTGGTGAGGCTAGAATGAACACGTTCTCTAATGTTAAAGTTACTCCTTCCGTTAAAATCTGGGAAGATCAGAACGCAAGCGATGGTGATAATGAACATGCATGGGGCAACTGCACTCACGCCGTTTATGTGAGCGATGCTGTAGATGGTTATGGGGCGCAAGAAAACTCTGGGGATATTACAGTAACTAAAGCTACAATGGATAGTGATTTGCAGCTAGATCAAGGGTTGGTTTATCCTGATGGGTTCACGGTGTTTGATGATAATGGTTTGAATAATGGATTAATAGTTAATTAGAGGGGTTATGACATGACAAGAAAAACTAAGGCAGATTTAACGGTGCAGGCTGACGCTGATTTAGCAGATAATATATCTGGACAAATAAGCCCTGCTGATGTTCGTAACTCAGCTATAGATAATATAGATAGCTCTGCTCATTCTCGAATTATTACTGAGGGCGGCGTTATGGATTATAGTGACGCGGCAACAACAACAACACCAATAGTGACGCCGGCCACAGTTCCCACAAAACTCACTAATGATGGGGCTGGGGTTTACACAAATAAGACATATAAGCCTGACACGGTAACTGATTTATGGGACGCTGCGACAAATCAACTTGATTTCTCTGAATTGAACCTTGGTGATATTGTTATAATTCGCTTTGATGTAATTCCAGTGACAGGCTCAGCTAATACTGATCTTGATATTAGTTTAAAAATGGCCGTTGGTAGCGCCACCCCTTACGATCTCTTTGTAAATCATTCAAGTTACAAGAGCGCTGGCACTCAGAATAATATGGTTAGAACCATGATGCTCTATATTGGTGACACCAACACTAAAGATTATCCTGCTGAAATCTATGCTACAACCGATGCTAATGCCACTATTATTGTAAATGGCTGGGCTATAGCGATTACTTAAGGATATTTTATGCTTGATAGTCTGCCTGAAATTCTAAATATACCGCCAAAACTCAAGCCAATGATTACTGAGCTTAATAATCATATGCTCTTCTTACTTGAAGGTGGTCGTGGTTCTGCTAAATCACATACGGTTGCTCGTTTCCTTCTGTTCTTAGGGGAAGAAAGAAAGCTTCGTATTGTGTGTGGTCGTGAGATACAGGCTAATATTGAGGAAAGTGTTCATGCTCTTCTTAAGGATTTAATAGATCAACACGATCTTGCATATGATGTCTTCGCCCATAAAATACGGCATAAATGGACGGGAACGGAATTTAGCTTCAAGGGTTTTCGTGAGCAGGGGAATGTATCTGTTAAAGGTCTTGAAGGGGTTGATATTTTATGGATTGATGAGGCGCAATCTATCACCAAGGCTACACTTGATATCATTATTCCAACGGTAATACGTACGTCAAACCCGAAAATATTCTTCACAATGAATAGGTTTTTGCGTGATGATGCTGTTCCGGAGTATTGCGCGGGTCGAAAAGAATGCTTGCATATTACAATTAATTATAATGAAAATCCATTTTGCCCACTTGCTTTAAAGATCGAAGCAGACGAAATGCGCAGCCGGTCTGAGAATGATTTCCAGCATATTTGGATGGGGCAACCGATTAAACAGGCGGATGATTATCTATTCAACTTCGATAAGCTGCATAAATCACTTGAACTCGCTCCGTTCGGTGAGCGTTTTATGCGCCAACGTGTATTAGGCATTGACTTTGCAGCGCAAGGAAATGATCTGTGTGTAGCTACTGCTCTTGATCGTGTTACTAACCAGCATTGGGGATTAGCCGAGCGTGTACCATGGGATGAGCCGGATACAATGGTTTCTGTTGGCCGGATAGTTAATCTAATTGGTGAGATGAAGCCAGATGTCACTGTGCTTGATATTGGTGGTATGGGAAAGCCAGTGTATGATCGATTAATAGAAATAGGTATGAATATAATCCCATTTGATGGTGGGTCAACTCAGGGTGTGGATACTAAGGTTTATGGTAATAATCGTGCATATGGTTATTATTTAATGCGTGATTGGCTGGATAGCGAATTCCTTCTTATGCAAGATAAAGATATGGAGGTTGTCAAGGAGCTTGAAAAGATTAAGATGAAGTATCGCTCCAATGGTGTTCGTATGATCCAATCAAAGGTGGATATGAAAAAAGATTTAGGTTATTCTCCGGATAATGCAGATAGTATCATGATGGCAGTGTGGGGCGCTGTTAATCATTTAGGCAAGGGGTCTAATAGTACCGCAGTAGAAAGCACTAGAAAACCAGTACGTAAATCAGGCGCTCGACAAAGGCGCAGAAAGTAGGTATCCTTCTATGATGATAAGAAAAGCAGAGCAAAAAGATTTAGAAGCAGTGATTGAACTTGGTAGAGCATTCTTCGAAGAGGCTAAAACTGATTTAACACCTGAATTTTCCGAGGATAAAGCCGCGAGTATTATTCAGGGCATGATTGAAAGTGATGCATGTATCCTTTATGTGGCCGAGGAGGACGGTGTTCTTGTTGGTATGATTGGGGCTATTGTTTCTGAGCATTGGTTTTCAAATGATACTGTTGCACAAGAGCTATTTTGGTATGTCTTGCCTGATTGTAGGCTTGGTGTTGGCACGAAACTACTTGATGTTCTTGAAGTTCGATCAAAGGAGCTTGGTGTCTCCCATATTGCTATGGTAGATTTAGGTGAGAAGTCGCCGGTTGATATTCTGTTGAAAAGACGTGGATATTTAATTCATGAAAAAACTTATGTAAGGAAAATATAATGGCAGCATTTACAACAATTGCCACAATCGCAGCGCTAGGGATCGCTGGTGGTAGCATGATAGCAGGAGCTAAAGCCCCAAAGGTCTCAGGTAAGGCGGCTGAGGGTGTTGAAGCATCTGCTCGTAAAACTAAAAAAGCTCGCACTGCATTATATGAAACTGAGGGTGGCCAAGCTGGACAAGAGCTTGAGGCCGGCGGAGTTACTAAACGAAACACATTATTAGGTAATTAAGTATGTCCAAAGATTTTAAAAATATTCAAGCACTTTATGAAGGTTTAAAGCGTGAATGGGAAACTAAGCGCCCTGAATGGCAGGATATATCTGACTTTGTTGGAATTAGTGTTGATGCCGGTTATATTGATAAAAAGGGAACCACCGTTGATAATGGTGATGTTGATGAATTTATTGATGATCCGACAAGCGCTATTAGCGTAAATCAGGCCGGAGATTATTTACTTGGTGTTATGTGGGGAACTGGTGAAAATGTCTTTGATCTTACCCCGTCTCGATATGTGACTGAGCATGTTGATGCTCAAGTATTAGAGGAATTTTATGCATACGTCACAGATCAGGCATTATATCATATGAACCACCCCTCCGCTGGATTTGGTACGGCATTACGCCCATATACATATGACCAATTCGCCTTTGGGACTTCTGGTATTGGCTGTTTTAAGAATAAAGGCTTTGAGGAAGGTATTGATGAGAATGCATTAATATTCCGTGATTACGGCATTGATAATACAATGATTGATGAGGGTAAGGCCGGCCAGCCTGAAATTGTCTTTTCTGTGTATAAGTGGAAATTAAATAGAATTATCGCAGAGTTCGCAAGAACTAATGGCGCAGTTGATGTGACGTTGGTCGCTAAATTACCGAAAGTTATGAGAGAAGCATATGCAAACAATAATCTTAACGAGCAGTTTCAAATCGTCTTCGGTTTCTATCCGCGTGAAGACTTCGATCCAAAACTCAAAGGTAAAAGAGGGACACGTTATAGCGGGGTTTGGTTTATGGACGACCAAAACGATGGAGAGCCATTCTTTAGAGAGGATTTTGCAGAGCGTCCTGTCGCCATGGCGAGAGCAATTAAAGTTCGTGGCGAAGTATATGGCCGAGCATCCGGAACAATGCTTATCAGAACCATTAAATCAGTAAACTTTATGGTTGGTACTGGTATTGAGATTATAGAAAAGATGTCAAATCCCGCGCTCGGTATGATGAATAATGCCATATTTGGTGATGCCGCGCTTGATACTAGTCCTGATGGATTAACTATATTCAATCAGGCATTGGCTCAATCAAGTGGTGGTAATCCTATATTCCCAATACATGATGTTGGTAATCCCGAGGCTATTTTAAACTTCCTTGTTCCATATTTGAATGAAAAAATTGTAACGGCCTTTAAGGTTGATGCATTACTTGACTTTTCAAGTGCGAAAGAAATGACTGCTACCGAGAGTTTGCAGCGCTTTGCTATTCGTGGTAAGTCACTCGCTGGCTTTTTATTGCAGCAAAAAAATGAAGGGCTTGTGCCGACTACAAAGAGGTCTGTTAGCCTGCTATTAGCTATGGGTGAACTCGGTATTAATCCTTTAAAAGAGGAGGCTCGCGCAGATATATTAAGGCAGACAAAGCCAGAGCGCGTTATTCCGGAGGCTGTTCTTAAAGTTATTGAGAGTGGCCGGCCATGGTATGAAATAAAGTGGAACAATGAGCTTGAGAAGCTTACTAGAACTGAGACTGTTCAAAACCTTATTCAGATGATCCAAGCGATCACCGCTGTTGCTGCACTTTATCCGCAGATTGTTGCGGCTGTTGATTGGTATAAATTACTTAAAGACATAAACGACAATTTAGACTATAATAGCCAAATCTTAATCAGCGCCGATGATTTCAAAGCTGAGATAGAAAAATCCGCGAAAGCCCAAGAAGCGCAAATGATGATGCAGGCAGGGCAGACCGGAGCGCAGATACAAAAAGACCAAGCATCCGCAAATAAATCTAATAAGGATGCAGAAAGAGAATAAAATTGACTGATCGGAACTATAGCGGTAGTAAGCCAAAAAGCACCGCCGAAAAATTACAAATGCAACGTGAAAAAGCCAAGGAATTCGGTGATATTGCCGCCGAAGAGGTTGAGACTTATAAGAAAGCGCTCAATTCTATGGCTGCATCTGAGCATGGTAAAATTGTACTTAAAACACTAATTAAAGCATGTGGCGTCTTTTCCCCTGATAGGGGTGGGGATGTTTCTGCATTAATCCGGCAAAGCGAGAGGCGCAATGTGTACCTTGAGGTTATCCGGCCTTTTATTAACCCCGAACTTAGACAGGAATTAGAAAGATAATATGACTGAAACTGTAACGGATACCGCACCCGCAACCGCGGATACTGCGCCCGCTGGAGATGCTACTACGCAAACCAACGATACGCAGACTACAACAACGACTGACGGAGATAATGGAGACGCTACCGCGCAAGCTGATGATAATCGCGCCTCTATTAATGATGGGTCACAAACTGATTTTACATTACCCGATGAATATAAGGAAAAGACTTGGGCAGGTAAGATTAAAAGCCAAGAGGACGCATATAAGCAGATTGATAACCTCACTGAGCTTATAGGCAAAAAAACTATCAAGCCAATTAACTATGAAGAAGCTACGCCGGAAGAAATTGCGGCGCATCATTCCTCGTTAGCTCCGGAGGATGTGAAGGATTACGGCCTTACGGATGGTGATGGCGATCCCGCCTTTGCCGAAGCTGTTGGCGGTATTTTCCAGAAATACGGTGTTGATAAGTACCAAGCTAAGGGATTAGCTGGTGAGATTAATGCCGTTGCCGCCAAGATGGTTGAGGAAAAAACCAAGGCTGATACTAGCGAAGAGGGCTATATGAAGCTCATGGAAGAGAGTTTTGGTGAAGATTATAAGGAGCAAGCTGGAATTGTTGAAAAGAGCCTTAAGGAACATGCCGCGTCCGATGATGATAGGAAAGCCCTTGATGAATTGGATAATACTCAGAGGGCTTTGGTCGATCGTACTGTTCATTCTCTTACTAAGCATTATGAGACACGTATCAAAACGCTCCTTAAGGAGCATGGTATAACCGAGACAAGCGCTCAAGTTGAAGCTGATAAAGGCTCTAATTCTGGTGTTGATATTAACGAGGTTAGGTCTGATCTCCGCAATAAAATGGCCGAATTAGGCACTAGACAGCATACAGCTCAGGAGCTTCAAGTCTTAAAAGATAAGCTTGACGCTACTTATAAATAAATATTTAGATAAGGAATAAAATTATGAAAGCATTAAAAGTAACGATCTCAGGGTCATATAAAACAGCGCAAGGCGATATCATTGATTTTGAAGATGTTTCCGGCGTAATCCCATTTGTTGATGAAGACCATGCATTTATGCATATTAAATCACGACATGCTGCCTCTTGGATTAAGTCTATGTTAAAAGAAAACGGCGAAAAGATGTATGGTGAGCGCATCGAGAAAATTCGTCAAGTATTTATGGATGATATAGAAGAGGTTAAAGCTGATTTCTCATATGTTGGTAAAGATATCAAACAAATGAGCTATGATGAATTACAGGATTTAGCCACAGCCAAGGATTTAAGGTATATCCCATTACCTAAATTTGTGTCTGGCTTTAGCCTTCGTGAAACTCGTGTTCGTGCATATGTCGCATATTCTGATAAAATTCTTGATAAGATTGTTGATGAAAATGAAGAGGGCTTCAACTTTGCTTCTCTTCCTGCTCTTATTGTCGATGGTGATGTTCGTATGGAATTATCCGGAAAAATAACCAATGATGAAGTTCTTGATCAGGTTGCTAAAGAAGTTGATATTAGCGGCAAGACCAAATCATTATCACTTGATGAGTTAAAAAATATTGCCGATAAGAAGGGTATTAAATATCATTGGAATATCGGACATGATAAATTATATAATATGCTGTATGGCGGAGCATCTTAACATATTAACCACCCCACCCAAAGGAAGACTAGCCGTTAATATATCGGCTAGTCTTTTTTATGTTTGCAAGTTCTTTGTTTTAATGGCATAATTTACCCAATTGGATACTCGCGTCCTGCGACCCATGATGGCTATGCAGCCAAAATTGCTAGAAAGCCCCTATTGGGATACCTTTTGATAAATTCATTCAACTTTAAAAAAGGAGTTAGAAGATGTCTTCTAATACTATAAACCCGAGTATCGATCAGGGCGCTAAAGATAATTTCGTTGATAGCTTCCATCATCTTGCTCAACAAACTAAATCAAAGTTAGTAGCTAGTAATGCTATTAAATATCTACCGTCAAAAGGTAGAAGCAACAATATGTCTCGTATTGGCCGTTTAGAACTAGCTGAGGTTGATACACGCAACCCTGATAAAGCTTTCGGTGATTACGCATTAGATAACCGTCAATTCTCGAAGCGCCGCTTCTCTCGGACTATTCAGATTGATGCATTGTATGATGTAAATGAACTGCTAAAAGACCCTACTTCCGATCTTTTAGTGCAGTTAAATAGCGCTAAAGAGCGTGTTATTGACCGCATAGCTATTTCAGCTGCCGTTGGTAATGTTCTTGTTGGTGCGCCTGATACTGCACCAAGTTCCGTTACTGCTGCTGCTGATGGTGTTCTTACTGTTGTAGCTACAAGTGGCTTTGTTTACACTACCGTTACTAAGATCACAGAAAACTTCATTAACAATGATGTAGATATTGCAACCTATTCAGGTTCAACTATCTGTGTTACTGGCGGTGAAAATACTGATCTTATGGCAGAGGACAAGTTCATTAATAACGATTATATTTCCGGAAACATTGTAGATGGAAAAGTTGCTGCGAAAGCTGGCGGCTATCGTGTTGAACTATTTGCTGGCTCTGTCAATGGCGGTATAACGGTAACTAACCCAATCCTTCCAGAAGGTGCTACAACTCGTCAATGTGTTGTTCTTTCCCCTCAGTCTGTTGCTATGGCGATGGAAATTGGTTATATGGGTGTTGAAAAGAGTGCGAATAAAATCAACTCTCAAGACATCACTATTGACCTCTGGATTAATGCAATGCGTGTAGAAGGCGTTTTAGTTCAAATCGTCACTACAACAATCTAATCTGATATAAAGGAGAAAAATTATGTCTGATAAAGAAAATGCCTTAGCTACAGCGAGCGCTAAAAATCCTCGCTTCAAGTCTGGTAAAAACACTAGAGTGGTTGAATTTAAAGCCGCCCTTACCTCTGCCAACTCTGACGCTGGTGATTTATTGATCCTAGCATCTGGCCTTAGTTACGCTGATCGTATCAGTGGACTATTCCCTAATGCTTTGACGGTTCCAGCATTAACATCTGCTACTGATAACGACCTTGGTTTTTATTACAAGGACGAAACCGGTGCATATGTTGAGATTGATAAGGACATCCTTTGGGATGGCGTATCACTGGCCTCAGCATCTACCTTTGGCAATCTGTTGACTGCTAAAAACTCATCTCTTGACCATAGTAAAAACATTGGTGAATTGTTGGGTCTAGGTGTTGATATGGAGCCTGTTGGCGGAATTTACTTGGTCTTGACCATGAATACCGCTAATACAGCCACAGCTACTGTTACTATAGCAACTCACATTGATATTGCGACAACTGCTGGCTAAGAAGTACCTGCGTACGGATAGGCGGCGGGGGTGATCCGATCCCTCCGCCCCTTATCTTTATAATTTAAGGAGATTAATAATGGCCATAAATTCAAAGATAGAGTTGTGCAATTTAGCTATTAGCCGCCTTGGTAACTACGGAACGATTTCCAATATAGATGCGCCAAAGAGTGAGAAGGAGGCAACCTTCGCGCTTTGTTATGATATTGCAAGGCAGACGTTTCTTAAAATGACAATGCCGAATTTTTCATTAGCTAGAAAATCTCTAGCTCTTATTGTTGAGACGCCGCCGGAGCCGTTTTCATATTCCTATGAATACCCAAATGACTGCTTGAAAATTCTTGGTATTGGTAATATTGAGGATAAGGCAAACAACTATACGATTGAGGGTAATAGAATTTACACTAATGTTGTGCATAGTTCCGGCTTGCCTATACGTTATATTAAAGATATTGAGAATGTTACATTAATGTCACCTGAGTTCAAGACTGGCTTTTCTTGGTATCTTGCTGGTGAAGTCGCAATGGATATAACCCAAGATACGGGTAAGGTTAAAATTATCCAACAATTACTTCCTGAAAAAATGTCAACATTATCTGGGCTTAATGCACAGGAAAATATGCCTATACGGATTAGCCGCTCAAAATTTAGAGCCGCCAGAACTTCTGGCTTTCCATCAAGTGAAAAGAAGAGATAGATGGCAAATATAGTAACTGCATATAATAACTTTGCTAGGGGTAAGGTTGATCATGATATGATGGGTAGATTTGATCTGCCTATCTACCGATCAGGGTCAGATGTCTTCGAAAATTTTAATTCAAACTTTAAGGGTAATGCTATATATAGAGCTGGTCTTGAGGATGTTCTTGGCGGGGCTTTTGAGGATTGTGTTCTTCATGAATTCTTATTTAGGAATGATCAGAATTATATTCTTGTTTTTTATAATCTAAAAATTCGCTTCCTAACATATGATGCCGGCGGCTCTTTTGGGTGGGTTGAAAGCTCTCCTACTGTTCCGCTAGAAGTTACTTCGCCATATTCATTGGCCGAATGCAGGGAATTGCAATTCGCGCAGAACGATGATGTCGTTATATTGACGCATAATAGTCACGCGCCACAGGAATTAAAAAGGATTTCAGCTTCAAGCTTTACCTTAGCTACCTATGTATTTGCAGGGACTAATCCATTCACCACGCCTAATTGGCCTGCATCATGCCTGTACTATAAAAACAGGTTGTATTTTGCAAACACCCCTACTGAAACCACTACTATATGGGCTTCTGAGGCTGGCGGCTTTGATGTATTCCT